GAATGGTTCGCGGCACGGCTTGGCAAGGTGACAGCCTCCCGAGTGGCCGACGTTATCGCCAAAACCAAAAACGGGTATGCGGCGAGCCGCGACAATTATATGGCGCAGTTAATCTGCGAGCGCTTAACAGGCAAGCCCACGGAGGGGTTTAGTAACGCCGCGATGGAGTGGGGAACCGAACAGGAACCTCATGCCCGTGCGGCTTACAGTGCCAAAATTGGCGAACTGGTCGAGGAGCGAGGGTTTGTCCAGCACCCGACGATAGGGATGGCTGGAGCCTCGCCCGACGGCGTGGTGGGCGATGGGCTAATTGAGATCAAGTGTCCCAACACGGCTACGCATTTGGAATGGGTTCTTGAGGGCAAGCCCCCGCAAAAGTACGTCACGCAAATGCAATGGCAGATGGCGTGTACGGGGACGTGGTGGTGTGACTTTGTGTCCTACGACCCACGGCTTCCCGAACATCTGCAACTGCTGATCGTGCGCGTGCCGCGAGACGAGCAGTACATCCAAACGCTTGAAGATGAGGTCAAGTCATTTTTATGCGAATTAGAAGTCAAGTTGAGTCAACTGCAAAAGGTGAAATTGTGAATAGCAAATATGATATGTCCGGCGTCCTGTTTAAAAACGACAAGGGCGACAACCCCAAGCGTCCCGACTACCGTGGTTCCATTACGGTTGCGGGCGTGGACTACAACATCTCGGGATGGATCAAGGAGTCGCAAAAGACCGGCGATAAGTTTATGTCCCTGCGCGTGGAGTCCAAGGACGCTTACAAGTCGCGTGGCGGTGGCCCGAAGAAGGCCGAACCGAAGCCGCAGCGAACGATGACCGAGGACAACTGGAGCGACCTTGAGGAGCCGTTCTAATGCGTATCTTTATCGGCTACGACAGCCGCGAGGACATGGCGTATCAGGTCGCCAAGGAAACGCTGGAGAAACACTCCAGCGTGCCTCTTGAAATTACGCCGCTCGTCCAGTTAGAACTTCGACACAAAGGGCTGTATTGGCGAGAGTCTGATCCGCTGTCGTCTACTGAGTTTTCCTTTACTCGGTTTCTGACCCCGCATCTTGCCGGGTATACCGGCTGGGCATTGTTCTGCGACTGCGATTTTCTTTTTCGGGGGGACATTGCGACTTTGCTGGATTACGCCGACGGGGCAAAGGCGGTAATGTGCGTAACGCACGACTACCGGCCTACCGAAACCGTCAAAATGGACAACAAGGCGCAGCATCTTTATCCAAGAAAGAACTGGTCATCGTTCATGTTTATCAACTGTTCGCATCCAAGTGTCAAGGCGCTGACGCCCAAGGTGGTCAACGAGCAAACAGGGATGTACCTACATCGTTTCGAATGGTTGACAGATGATTTGATCGGTGAATTGCCTGTTGCGTACAACTACCTAGAAGGGTGGCACACCAAAGACGATTGCCCCAACCCTATCGGAGTCCACTTTACCCGTGGCGGCCCGTGGTTTAACGAATGGCAAAACGTCGAATACGCCGCTGAATGGAACTCTGCGGCGAGCAAAATCTTACAAAGGCGGTCAAGCGCAGAATGAAGCGCATCTTTCCCAAAGGCACCGCACCCGAGGACATCGCGCAGGCCGTGTTGCGGATGACGCAGCAATTGCCTACGGACAAAGCGTGGGCGGTAGAGGTTGTGGAGTGGCGTAAGCCTCGCACCAACCAGCAGAACCGCTACCTGTGGGGTGTCGTGTATCCCTCGGTGTTAGAGGCTGGCGGTGAGGCACTCGCGGGCTGGACACGCGACGATCTGCACGATTACTTCCTCGGGGAGTGCTTTGGGTGGGAAACGCTAGAGGGGTTTGGCAGGAAGCGCTCGCGCCCAATCAAACGATCCTCGGCGCTTAACAAGCAAGAATTTAGTGACTACTTGATGTTTCTAGAAACCCGGTGCGCTGATATGGGCATCATCACTCCAGAACCTAACTACGAGGGCGACCATGACACAGACAGAAATGATCCGCACTCATCTTGAGAACGGACGCGACATTACCCCGCTTGAGGCATTAGACCAGTACGGTTGTTTTCGCCTTGCCGCACGCATTGACGAATTGCGTAAAGCGGGACTTGACATAGAAACCATTACCGAAACGCGCAATGGCAAAAAATACGCCAAATACAAACTGCGCGGACAAATGGAGATGTTTGCTTGACGCTACGCAAAGAAGCCAAGGGACGCCCCTGCATGGTGCGTCTGCCGAACGTCTGCAACTTTAACAACGACACCGTCGTGCTGGCGCATATCCGTTTACAGGGCGTGTCAGGCATGGGGATGAAGTCCCCCGACCTCCTTGGCGCGTGGGCCTGTAGTGCTTGTCACGACGAAATAGACGGCAGGACGTATAAGAGCGGATTGAGCCGCGAAGATTTGCGCCTTGCACATTACGACGGCATGGCACGCACTATCGCCAAACTGGAAAAGGAAGGGTTGGTGTGAACTTCCTTGTAGACACGCCGTATACGCCCGTCTGGGTGCGTAACGAGTTCCTGTTTAACCAAGAACGGGGCCACGGCGAGTTTACCGAGGGTGTGGTGTTTGGGTTTCGCGCAGAACCCGCCAAAGTGCCGATGTTTCAAGTGATGTTAGCCAACGGCGCACAATGGGCGCGGATGCCGATCCATGCGCTGTGCAGTAAGCCATGCGATCCCCTGCCGCTGGAGTTAAGCGTATGGTGGGACTCGTATGGCTATCATTGTGTCGTACATCAGTTTGCGTTCTTGCAGAGACACCGTGTATCAGCGTTGGGCCGTGATACGGTCATTCGCCACGGAACGTACTTATTTACGGTGGATTGGGTCAAAGACGGATGGGCCGAGATACCCGATCAACATAAAAATCATCATGTGATTGTCCTAGACGGTGGGCAATGGATCGCCTACCCCAACAACCGGCTGCTGTGGGATGACCCGTCGTGGATCAAACGCGGGCCGATGGAGTATTACCGATCCCCCGAGCAGTCTTACTCTGTGGAGGCTCTATGGAAATCATCGGAATCGGATTTATAGTCTCGCTAGGCGTATGGATATATTGGAACCGTCCCAAGAGGTACAACGACGAGTGGCACCGGGTGCCGCCGCCGAACTGGCGCAGCAAGAGAGGGGGGGAATACTGGTGACTACCGACGACATTTCCCCACCGGGTGCGTGGGATGCCGAGTTAAAGCGTGCGCCGTGGGCCTACGGGCAATACAAACCGCCTACAATCGACGAGGTGCTGTGGTTGATGCGAAAGCACGGCTTGACGAAAGAGGCCAACATTGTCGCGGCAGAGTTAGCGGCGCTGCGGACGATCATCAACAACAAGTGAGGGGTCGTCTAGCGGTAGGACAGCGGACTTTGACTCCGCTAACGGTGGTTCGATCCCACCCCCCTCAGCCAACCTTGAACGGGGCAAATGCAAGGAAGTATTTGCCCCCGCATTTGCAAATCCCCTCCAGCAGTCCGTTAACGCTGTCGTGCGAGCAGCCCCATCCCTTGCCGTTCCAAGGGCAGCAGAACACGCAACGCTCGCAGGGTTTAGGTCTTTCGCCGGAGATAGCCAAGATAGTCGGCTCCTTCCTCGGGCTGCCACCACACCTTGAGCAAATCGCTGTGGGTAGGGTGAAGGTCGGGGTTGATCGTGACTAACGCGCACGGGGATAGGGAGTTGTCCCTAAATCCCTTGTCTTTGGCGAAACGGTCGTAGACCTTATACGAGGCCACCTTGAGGGCGTGCATGGATATGCCGCTGATTGGGTCTTTGAGGACGCTATAGGCCGATTCGTGCTTATGCCCTGCCACATAGAGGTGATCGCGGGTGCCAAGCATAGCGGCCTTCATGGGGCCGTGGGCGGGGTTCCAAATCGACGACCCAGCATGGTCGTGGCGGCTGTTGACGCGCACCTCGGCCCCGTTCGGGAACCGCAGCGCAATTCGGGCCTCGGAGGACTTGTACAACGCCCCCTGCTGGCGTGCGATCCACTTGAGGGGGTCGCCTGCGCCTGACCACAGATCGTGGTTACCGGCAAGCAGCCACAGCCAGTCGCACCGTCCGACAAACCACTCGGCCAACCGCCACGCTTGCGAAGCCGACGTACTCTGATCGGCGTAGAGGCGCGCTAGGCGGCCTACCCAGTTATTGGTGGTATCCCCTACGTTGACCGCAAACAGCCCCTCTGTGGCCCTCACGAGGGCCGTATGGCGTTCTAGGGCTTCTATGTCGGTGCCGTCGTCGTCAACGTGGGGGTCGCCAAAAAACAGGATGCCAATGGGGCCGGGTACCTTAATGCGAATGGGAATCAGTCGTGATGCTTCTTCGTGAGTGCGTTTGTGTGCGAACTGGCGTTTGCGGTGGGCGATCAGTTCGTCAATCGGAACGTCATCGTCAGGCAACGGGGTGAACGAAAACTCCTCCCGGTCAACCTCGTCTTTTAGGTAGGTCGATTCGGGGACATCCATCCCTTTGCGCTTCAGCCTCGGAATACGCGCCATGATGCTACGGACGTGCATCCCTAACTCGTTAGCGGCGTGCTGCCGATAACCTTTATGTTTTACGAGCGCGGCGAGGATTTGTTCGTCGGTGACTTTTTGGCTCATTTTCAAATGTCGTGAGGGCTTGTTGTAGGAGGTGACCAAGTTGATCGACAAATTGCTCGTCCGTGGCAAGCGGGTGCGACATCATGTCCAGCATTGCGTGAGTCAGTTCGTGGCAAAACGTCTGCTGTAAAGCGGTTATTTTGTTCGTGTTTTTAAGTTCAATGCGAAACTGCTGCGGAATCCATATCCCTACACAATCCGGGCGTTTCCACTTGTTTGCGGGGATAACCGCAACGTCAATGCGATGGCCTAATAGCGCAAAGGCTGTAGGAATCCCCGTCTGCATAGCGTTGATATATCACACTTTTCTTTCAAAGTGGGGAACGTCCTTAAAAGATTTCCAGTTGCCGCCCCAGTTGTTTTTAGGGTCAAGCGATTCCCAAAAGTCACCAATGGGCTTGAGGGTGGCAACGTCATAGGTCAGTTTGCCGTCTTTGAAGAAATTGAGGTCAATGGCGCATCGTTTGAGGTGGATGCTGTTCATCGTCTTGGAGCGACCCGTCTTGACGTAAATTGCCTGCTGTTCGGCGGTGCGGAATAATTCGCCGCCTGTGACGGTAAAGCCCTGCGCGGTTGCAAATTCGATCAGTTTGCAGACATCCAGCAGGAACGCTGCTTGTTCGCGTACCGCACTCATTTGAGGGCATCCTTCAGTTGGTCAGTCTTTTCCTTGCTGCCTTGGCTAGAGCCAAAGTAGTACGAGATGATTTGCGTTGCAATGGCCGATAACACGCCAAGAACGTAAATGAGGATGTCCTTGCGCGAAGCCTCAACGGGAGTGTTGTCGAACATAACAACGCCAAAGAGGGTAAAGGTCAACGCGACTACGCCAAGCGCCAGCACCGGGGTGACGATCTTGTTCAGCAGCGGCGCGTCTTTGGAGGTCGCAATAGCCGTTTCGCGGTCGCGTGCGCTGTCTACGTCCTTGAGACGCAGTTCTAGTTCAGCAAGGTCCAGTTTGTCCTCCTCAATGCGAAGGCGCATCAATTCTTCCTCATGCTCCATCGCGGCGATTTGCACCTTTGCCATGTCCTCGGCGGACATATCGGGCTTTAGTTGCACGCCCAACTTGTCCTCTACTACCTTTTTGCCTTTGGCAAGCACGGCGTTAGCAACCAGATTTAGCCCGTTTGCTAATAGCGGTTGGACAATCGGAAGCAAGGCTGCGGGAATCATTTGCTGGCCCTCACAACGTCATCACCCTTGGTTACGGTCACATGGTCGCCCTCTACGTCTACGCGCATCGGCTGTTCCTTGCGGTCTAACTTGTCAAGTTTAGCGACAAGGCTCTTGATGACCTCAAACTCGGGTTTTTCTTCCTTTTCCGTTGCCCCTGCAATATTGGCAAGCATGGAGATAAGGGCGGTCAGCGAGGCACCAAGCAGTCCCATTACCGCCGCGATCTTGTCGGCATCCAGCGCAAGGCTAGACAGCACGCCGATGACCACAATGGTTGTGATATACGCAAGGCCGTGTTTGCCAATGGCCTTTCCTGCTACATCCTTGGCAGACGAATTTGCTTCAAGGCGTTGCAGTTCGGCCTTAATCTGTACCTTTAACAATCCAATGTCGTCGCTCATTTGTCAGCCTTTGCTTCAAGCCGGTCGAATATGAGCCGCAGCATGGACTTTACCTCGTCGATGTCGCGCTGGTAAGCGTTCTGCGTGACGTAAGTATGCGGCATTTGTCGAACGTCATTGTCCAGCATCCGCAAGGTTTGGCTAATGCTGTTAAGAATCCACCCACCAAACAAACCGGCAACCCCGACGATAATGTTGAACAACACTTGAATGTCCATGTCAGTCCTTGATGACTTTCCAGTTGTTGATAACTACCCATGCGTAAATCGCACAGCCAATGATGTTGACGTACACCGATCCTGCCCAAGTCAGCGCAGCAACCCCAAACGCCTTGACGACAACCATTGTCCATAAAGGCGGGAAATGCTTAAACAGCCACGCCAGCAACGGGTTGGCCTCCCGAGCGCCTTGTTGAAGGGCGGTCATAGTCGTATAAATGTCCGCGCCTTGCAGGATGATAAATAAGGCAAGGAACAACTCGGTCATTGCTTGGGTTCCTCTGGCTTCGGCAACAACGGCTCCACCTGTGCCTTGAGTTTGGCAAAGAGCGGATACGCCCCCTGCGCGGTCGGCAGCGAGCCGATCAGGTTCACGATGGCTACGGCTTCTTCTAGAGAAAGTGACAAAGTTACGTCTTGCATTATTCCGCCTCCAACGCCGCGACCTTGGCCTCAAGCGCCTTAATCATGGCCTGCTGTTCTTGGATGGCTTTGACGAGGACTGACACCATGTTGCTGTAATGCAGCGCATCTGGTTCGCCGTTATCGTCGTAGGCCACAAACTCTGTCAGTCCAGCCTCATGCACTTCCTCGGCAATCAAGCCACCAAACACTTTATCTGCGTCGGCTTCTGAATTGCTTTTGTAAGTCACTGGACGCAGTGATAAAACTTCGGCAAGACCATGCTCTGCGTCAACAATTTCGCGCTTGTATTTGCGAGATGAAGTGGAGCGTTGAAGCAACCCGTCGCTTTGCACCACTACGTTTGCGGCAGATCCAGAAGTGCTGCCATAAATTCCAGCGCAATACAATTCACCACCTTCTACCAACTTCATTCGCTCCGTGAACGTGATGGCGTTGCCTGCGGTGCCGGAGGGGGCGGTGTACCAAGCATGAATTCCGGTTCCAGCACCTGCTGCATAATACGTAGCAGTGCCGGTTGTTTTGTAAATCCAGTTTGTGTTGTTTTGATAGGCATTTGCAGAAACGATAACGCCGTTGACGTTTGCCCCAGCAACAACTGCCGCTGCATTTCCAGCAGACTCAAGTGCTTTGTAATTGCTGCCCCACGCACTCGGCGTCACGCCCAAGCCGAGGTTGCCGGAGGGGTCAATCATCAGGCGAGTCGTCCCTGACGTTACAGGGTCGCCACCCAGCGCGTTGGACTGTTGAATTACAAAGTCGCCATAAGTATTGAAGTTGGAACTAACAACCCAGTTTCTTGTGCTTGCGTTTGAATCGCCGCTAGAC